CACCGAGATAAAACTACCGGGCTACAACCGCGCTCTGGCAAAACTGTTTTTGTTACCCCGCAAGACTTGCCCCAGTTAGCGTATTTTCAAAACCCGGACATGGCGACCCGCTTTGTTCCTATATTCAAAGATGGCAAGCCAACAGGATACGCCAAGCTAGAGCTGTTAGAAGACTACGGACCTAGAAAAGCGGGCACGGCTATCGCTACCGTACCGTATAAGACCTCTCCAGAAGTTGGATTGCATCCGGTAGAGATTTATAGAAGTGAAAGCCCGATTGGGGATTCTGGTAGGGGTGTTCATTTTGGCAACAAAATTACCGAAGTTTGGCCCAAGCCAGCCAGATTGGCTGGTAAAGCTGGGGCGGCTGCTGGGATTGCAGGGTTGGCTGGCGCAGCCAAAGCTGCAACTCAAGGTGATTACGGGCCGTTGAGAGAAGCAGTGGGTGAGATGGTTACTCCGTTTGTTGCCACACCTAGAGAAGTTAGTCGAGGTGAGCAAGATTGGATTGACCAGCGTAGGCGTAACGCGGCTGAAGCTGAAGAGGCGCTAAAAAGTCTAAGAGGTGATAAAGTTCAAATGCCGCAAAACTACTCTAAAGGTGGCTGGGTTTTGATATGAAATCATCTCAGCAAAGCCTTAAAGACTGGACCGATCAGAAATGGAGAACCAAAAGTGGTAAACGATCTTCTGACACGGGTGAAAGATATCTTCCAGAAGCTGCGATCAAAGCTCTTTCCCCCCAAGAATACGCCGCAACCACCCGAGCAAAACGAGCAGGCAAAGCCGCCGGGAAGCAGTTTGTGAAGCAGCCCAAGACAATTGCTCGTAAAACCGCAAGGTATCGATAATGGCAACCTCCGGCACTACCGCTTTCAATCTGGACTTCACGGAGCTCGCTGAAGAGGCGTGGGAGCGGGCTGGCCGGGAGATGCGGTCAGGATATGATTTGCGGACCGCAGCGCGGTCTATGAATCTGCTGACCATCGAGTTTGCCAACAGAGGGATTAACCTTTGGACTCTCGAATCTGGCACTCAAGTTCTAACGCAGGGAGTGGCAACCTACAATCTCCCAACAGACACGATTGATATCATTGAGCATGTCATCCGGACCAATGCAGGCAATCCAACGCTTCAGTCGGACCTTACGATCTCTCGGATCAGCGTTTCAACGTATTCGTCCATTCCGACCAAGCTTACCCAAGGACGACCCATTCAGATCTTCGTTGAGCGTCTCAGGGATCAACCCCGGTTTACTCTTTGGCCGGTACCTGACGGATCGACCACCTACACCCTCGCTTACTACCGTCTCCGCAGAATCCAAGACGCAGGTACGGGTGTCAATACCCCGGACGCACCATTTCGATTCTTACCTGCAATAGCTGCTGGGTTGGCATATCAAATTGCATTAAAGACGCCCTCTTTAGCTCAGAGGCTGGAAATCCTGAAAAAGGAATATGACGAGCAGTTCAATCTTGCTGCGGGTGAGGACCGGGAAAAGGCTTCTGTGCGGTTTGTGCCTAGGGTATTTGGTTTGAGATCATGAGTAACAAGTTTGCCAAAAGAGATAATGCTCTTGCGGAGTGTGACCGATGCGGGTTTCGGTATAAACTTGGGCTGCTCAAAGAACTCATCATCAAAAACACACCCATTAATATGTTGGTGTGCCCAACCTGTTGGGAACCCAGTCAACCGCAGTTAAAATTAGGCAATTTCCCGGTCGAAGACCCACAGGCCATCCGTAATCCAAGACCAGATTTCACAGGGTATCCGCAGAGCAGGGCTCAAATAGTACCAATTGTGGGGCAGCAGCTTGCGGGCAATATCGGCGTTTTGACTGTTAACATCAGCTAGGAACAATCATGAAGGTCAAAGAAGCAGTTCACAAGCATGAGAAGGCCATGCATCCGGGCAAGCCGCTGACAAAGTTGGCTAAGGGTGGCAAGACCAATCTTCAGATGCGCCAGCTTGGACGTAATCTGGCGAAGGTTGCCAATCAGAAGGTTCCTTCGTTCACCTACAAACGCGGAGGCTGAGATGCCTAGGTTCAGCATGAAAATGGGCGGCAAAGAGGTTGGATCGGCAGAGGTTTATGCCCAACCCCACACGATGGATGGCAAGCCCGGAGTTAAATTGGGCAATGGCTATGATGCAGAGCCTACTGGCGCAAAAAGCGTTGAGATGTCGGTAGGGAACATTAATCGTAATGGATACAGCCCTGCTGCCAAAACCACCGGAATTAAGATGCGTGGAGGCGGCGCAGCCACTAAGGGCATCATGTCTCGGGGACCGATGGCGTGAATTACACGGAGCTCAAGACCGCTGTCCGGGATACCATTGAGGTAAACATCCCGGATGCGGATCTTAATACGCTGATCAAGCAGGCCGAACAGTTAATCTATAACACTGTTCAGCTTGCCACGCTGCGTAAGAATCAGAAGGCCCAGTTGTCGGCAAATAATAAGTATTTGTCGGCACCCGGGGATTTTCTGTCCGTGTATTCATTGGCTGTGGTCACCGGGGTAACGGGCGGAGACTTAGACACCGGCATATATTCGTATCTTTTAAACAAAGATGTGAATTTTATTCGGCAGGCTTATCCGGCCCCGAACAGCACAGGCGTTCCAAAGCACTATGCCATTTTCGGTCCTGCAACGGCAATATCCAACGAGCTAACATTTATTGTCGGCCCAACCCCGGATCAGGCATATTGGGTAGAGCTTCATTATTACTATTACCCAGAATCAATTGTTACCGCCACGACAACATGGTTAGGCGATAATTTTGATTCAGCACTGTTAAACGGCACATTGCTTCAGGCTATTCGATTTATTAAGGGTGAGCCTGAGACAGTCAAGCTGTATGACAACCTATACACCCAATCAATGATTCTGTTGAAACAGTTGGGTGATGGCAAACAGCGGATGGATGCCTATAGAGACGGTCAGGTGATCGTGGAGGTCAAATAATGTTGACCGCCGGGATGTGCAACAGTTTTAAGGAAGAACTCCTAAAGGGCATCCACGACTTCCTGACAGACACATTCAAGATTGCGCTGTATACCAATTCAGCCACGCTTGGACCCACGACCACCGTTTACACAACATCAGATGAAGCGTCCGGGTCAGGCTATACAGCAGGCGGGAATACGCTGACTGGTGCATCCGTTACTCTGTCGCAAGGCATAGCATTTGTAACGTTTTCCAATACGACATGGGTAGCGGGTAACTTTAGTGCCAGAGGGGCGCTAATTTACAATAGCAGTAAGGCCAATAGAGCGGTTGCGGTCTATGAGTTTGGCGAGATCAAAACTGTTTCTAGCGGAAACTTTCAGATCCAATTCCCGCCAAACAATCCAACTGATGCAGTTATCCGAATCGGATAGAGGAGTTACAAATGTCTCGTGAAAACGCAAAATCGACCGATCAGGTATCTGCTGCGGTCGTTCGTGATATTAAGCCCACCGAGTCTGTCAAGGGCGGCGGTGTCTTCCATATTCAGTGCCTCGACAAAGATGGCAACCTGAAGTGGGAAGCTGAGTCCAAGAATCTGGTGGTGAACGTCGGGCTTCAGTCCATGAACGCTGTTTATTTCGCCAGTGGCACCCAGATCACGGCATGGTACATCGGTCTTTATGGCGCAGGAGCTTCCAATACTCCAGCAGCAGGCGACACGGCATCATCTCATGCGGGCTGGACAGAGAACACCACCTACAGCAACGCTACGCGCCCGGCCTGCACGTTCGGTACGGCAACCACGGCTGATCCTTCGGTGATTACTAACTCTGCATCCCCGGCAGCATTTAATATCAACGGCACGACCACTATCGGCGGCGCGTTCTTGATCTCGAACAACACCAAGGGTGGCACGACCGGCACGTTGTTCTCGGCGGCAGACTTTCAGTCTCCGGGGGATCGGAGTGTGGTATCGGGTGATACCTTGAACGTGACTTACACGTTCTCGCTCGACGCAGCTTAAACTGTAACGTCCACCCTAATAGGGTGTGGTTAAGCACCCGCTCCGGCGGGTGTTTTTGTTGGAGCACACATGATTAAGATTGACTTTGAATTCGAGACGCCGCACGGCAAATTCGCTGACGCTCTGCACCTTCCGGACGATCACACGTTTACGGAAGCAGAGATCCAGGCCATGAAAGAGCAGCGCCGGGATAATTGGATCGCTGTTGTTACCGCGCCGCCGGTTGAACAGCCGGACACCACCAAAGAGATTGCTGGAGAGGTATATCAGAAGCTAGAGGGCGTTCCCCCTGCTGGGGCGAAGCTCGTAGAAGTTGAAGGCATCTGGTACTACAAGGTGTAAGAAATGCCTGCTGCAAAGCCTTGGGTGCCCTTAACCTGCAAACATTGCGCTAAGGTGTTTGATGTGCAACCGTGGGCTGCTAAAGGACGCAAAAAGTTTTGCAGCAAGGCGTGTTTCTTTGCCGGGAGAGAGCTAAAAGGTTTATTTACGAAAGGACATCCTGACCTAGTGCCGCCGGAAAAGCGGAGGCATTCAGACGAGACCCGTAAAAAGCTCTCAGAATTTCAAAGACAAAACTATCGTTATGGCCCAGAGCATCCAAATTGGCGCGGTGGTTTAAGATCAGAGCGTAAAACAGCGATGGCGCAGTACCCGTATAGAGACTGGCGAAACGCTGTATTTGCAAGAGATAATTGGACCTGTCAGCTTTGTAGCATCCGAGGTGGCTATTTAGAAGCAGATCATATTAAACCGTGGTGCGCGTTTCCTGATCTACGGTATGACATAGATAATGGAAGAACTGTTTGTCGGCCTTGCCATGTAAAGTTGGATACACATGGCCCCAAGGCACTGAGATTTAAGGAGAGCTAAAATCGCAGATCGTTTTTGGGTCGGTGGGACTGCCAACTGGGATGGTACTGCCGGTACCAAGTGGGCTACTTCGTCTGGTGGTGCTGGTGGTGCGTCTGTGCCGACCAGTGCGGACGATGTGTTCTTTGATGCAGCATCCA